GGAGGGGATCACCTCCAACGGGGTCAAACTTCAAAGATGGAGCAGAGTCGAAACGTGGGGCTCCAGTGTCCATGAGTTTTTTAAACCGACGAGCAAAATGAGCCTGAGTCTCTAACTCCCTGACTTCACTTTCAGCCCTACTTTTTTCACGCTGCTCTTGCCGTGCTTGTGCCTCTTGTGCTTCTTTACGCTTTCTGTCCGCCATAGTCCTATTAGTTCCACCGGGCATCACATTACTCCTTCAGTAGGTTTTTGTTTTACGTTTCGCTGCGGACACTCTACGGGGCTTGCCCGCAGGTTGTCCAAGTTTATTCTTCTCGCGTATCTTACTACGTTTTTCCGTCGCTGTCATTTCTTTTGACGTCTTAGGAGTTTCCGAACTCACCCTCTTACTTGGACGGCAGTATGGAGTGCCGCGACTCTCGCCCTTCTTCCGTCCACAAGGCTTGCCCGTCTTGACATCTACCCAGTCTTCTTTGAACCAACGCTTTAAGTCCGAACCTTTTTTTGATTTGCGAACATCCATCAGTAGGTCTTCGTTTCTTTGCGTCTATTCTCTACAACATCGCCACAGCCAAGAGCTATAAAACCACCCTCGTTTAACTTCTTTTTGACAGGCCGTTTACGATTATTAGAAGATTCGCCCCAGTTTGACGCGCCCACCTTTCGACATTTTGCTATTGCTCCCGAGGCGTAGGCGCTTGGGAAGACCTTGTACCGAGCCTTGACCTTTTTGTAACATGCGTCTTTTGGCATTAGTTTTCTCCGAAGGGGGCTTGGAAATTTGTTGGCTCATTTGAGACCGGGACATTGCCATAACTTGCCTTCCTTACCATTTGCTGCAGGACCAATAACGAGCAGATAATTTGTCTAGCTTCTTTGTATCACACCCATGTCTTGCCCTAAACGACTTGCGACGTTTAGGGTCTGACTTTTTGATAGTCATATTGGCGTCGCCAAACCGGACAGTCTTTTCTTTGCCATTGGCACACGCTTTAACGACAAACTTTTTGCCGCCTTGAATGTCTCGTTTAGGCTTGTTGCAAGCCATTTTGGACTTATCAATCTTACCCATAACAAAACCTCCGTTAAGCGTGAAAAGCGGTAACCATTTTTGCCCCAGAAACATTAAACTGAATCATCAGATTATTTTTAAACAGAACACCTTCTTCTGGAAGATAAACATCGTCTGCTGCGTTAGCAACGCCACTGGTTCTTGTGATAAACACTGCCTCGGCACCATCGTCTGCGGGGGCTGTCCCGTTGATAAATTCTATCCTTGTGGAAGCCGCGTTGGAAATAGTGGTAAAAGCCTTCAGCCTAGTCCTTCCTGTAAGTAATGAACTAGTGGCTAAGTCCGTTATTCCCACAGAAACGTTGGCGGCATACTGGGCGCTACACGTTGCAGAAACAATGGTTTTAAAGAACCTAACCCCATCAACAGTTGCCGCAGAACCCGTAGAAGTTATGATGTCTGTTATAGTCTTGTCATTCAGGTCCGTTCCAACGATAGTTACCGTTTTTTCATTATCATTTGCCCCCGTAGTGGTGACAGATAATTTACGGGCAGTGTCGGCATTGGACGTAGCGAAGAAGGTATTAACTAACGTAAACGTAGTCGTTGGCCTTGCTGCCGTCGCGATAAACGTGGTGGAGGCAGGATCAAATACGCCAGATACAATGCTTCCTTCTACCGTTGTAGCGGTAATGTCTGAGCCTGCCATAACAGAACCCTCCTATAAATGAAGGCGGGGCGTTAACCCCGCCAAATTAAACATTAGGTTGCGAAAAGAAAAGCACCAGTAGTACCTGCGCCAATTGGCTGGAAGTTAAACGAAACATTCCATAGACCTGTTGTTGTGCAAGTAAAGTAGATGTAAGAACCAATGCTGAACAAGTTTGTTGCTGCGCCTGCTGGAGTAAACTTCAACAAAGTTTCCCCCGCAGTAGACGTATCAAACACAACTGCTGCGCCTGTACGGCTTTCGATAACGCTGCCTGTTTCATAAGCATCAGTGCCCGCACAATCAAAGCTCAAGAAGTTAGTGCCGCCAGTAGTGTCTACGGACTGAGCGTGGACAACAACAACACCTACTGTCGCTGCTGGCAGAGTAGTAACTTGCTGTGCGGCACCAGTGAATGGGTTGACGTTAATTCCAGCAGCGTAAGTAACTGTACCAGCGGTGGCTTTAGCCGTTACAGCTAGACCGTTCAGCGCAGGGTGCGCACCACCAGAAAGGATAGACCCACGTACCGTAAGATCGCCGCCTATAATGGCGTTGTTTCCGTAGGTAGAATTAGTAGTGTCTACGCCAGTTGTAGCGTTGGTTGTTATGTCTTGAAAACCGTTCTGCGAACGCACTGGTCCGCTGAAAGTAGAATTACCCATGAGAATCTCCTGTCGGGGTTAAGTCAGCCGCAAAGTACGACTGTCAGGGATGCCCTACAGTACACGTTTTCAAAACAAAAAGAAAGGGGCAACCGAAGTTGCCCCTTGTCCCCCTTGGAAGGAGAGGGTCTTAGGCTCCAGGGGAGCCAAAGATACAACGTGGATCGCTGAAGCCGAAGCTATAACGTTCCCGTGCTTTGAAGCGCATGTTCCCTGTGTCGAAATCAGCTTCCATGTTAGTGGAAAGCGGAGTCCGTTCAAAGTGAACAAAGCCTCGAGGCGCATCAGTTTTGATGAAGAACGCATCTGGATCAGTGAAGAAGTCATTGACGGAGTATCCGTCAGGCAACATACCCATTGATCGAATAGCGTTCGTATCGTTGTCTGATGTGCCAACACGCAAGTTGGAAACCATCAAACGTTCTGCAACGAATTGCAGTTGACGAGGAATCATCAACTTCATGCCACGAAGAGCAACCTTCAAACCGCGTTCGTCAACATAGCCAGCGATGTTGATCAAAGCATCTTCAAGAGATGTTTCATTCAAATCCGCAGGAGTTGTCGGTTCGTTGGCAAAAGTCCCACCGTTTGTAAGCGGGTGGTTCGTAGCACAAAGTGCAACGCCGTCGCCGCCAGCAGAAGTACCCGCAGTGAACGCATTGTTCAGAACTGCAGCAGCTTTAACCTGCTTAGAGTGAGCCATTGAACGAGCGAGGGCTTTCGTGTAACGACTGCCAAGGCGGTCATACAAGTTGTCCTCGATTGCTTCCTCAGTAATTGAGAAGGCGAGCGCAACGGTTTCGTGGTTGTAACGAGCACTGTATGCTTCGTTAGCGTCGTCGAAGTTAATGGCAGAACCTTCTGATTTAGTAGGTGCTGCTCCAAAACCGGATAGCATAACTTCTTCCTCGAATGCTCTATCCGAAGCTTCAGTAGTGAAAATCTCAGCGTGTTGGTTTTCGTACCTACCGTACTCCATACCAAAAAGTGCGTTGAGGCCGGGTTCTAGCTCTTTTGCCAGTTGTGCGCGTGAAATAGCCATTTTTTAGACCTCCTTTATATGCCGAGAGACGTAGGAGTACCTGCAACAATACCACCATTGGCGGAATTAAAGCTTGTATTCAAACGTACGATTAGTGGGATACCAGCGACTGTGAAGTCGGCATTGTCAGGATCTTCTTGAACCCCAATAACACGCAACTGGAGTGCAGCAGTGTTAGCAACAGTATTCAAATCGGCGGTTGCCGTAGAGATACCAGAAGTGTCATTGCCCGCTGTAGCAGTAGCCATTGCGATGTTCTTAAAGACCATTGCGCGGACTTCCGCTTCAGTGTTTACCGCTGCAACAACATTAGACGTTGCAATAGTGAACGTCTGCATTGGGTTGTCGTACACGAACGCTGTTACAGGGAAGGTTGTATCTGCACCCGCCGCGGTACCTTGCCAGCTTGCAGAGAAGATTTTCTTGCCATCTGATAGGCGAACAAACTCGCAGCCCCAGAAAATACCCAAGAATGCAACGTTACCACCAGCAGCAGCTTGCGCTACAGAGATAGTTCCGCCTGCAATGGGTATCACGGGAGAACCCTGATACATTTTAGTATTGTTGTTAGACGCAATGCGGTACTGAGTTGCCCCAGTAGTATTCGCACCCTGCCCAACAATGCCGATTGGGCGTAGCCCAAACGATCCGTTAGAATTTGCCATAATAGCACCTCAAAAGTTACTCGGAGTCTCTTCGTGAGCCTCCGAAGGATACACGACTCTGCCGACTGTTAGTTATCGGCATAGAAGGATGTTGGTCCTTCATTAAATCCTGATCTACTGCTACCATTTGTTCGCGGGTCCGGGTCCCGTAATACGCGGATCGTTCATTGGCGGTTTCGACAGGTATGCG